TCCATTTTATCGCAACAGTATTTAGCCATTATTTCTCCTTTTGCAAAACCTCATCCACTTTCGCCTTCAGTCATAGACTCCATTTTATCGCAACAGTATTTAGCCATTATTTCTCCTTTTGCAAAACCTCATCCACTTTCGCCTTCAGTCCCTCGAGCTCGGCAACCAGAGCCCGCTCACGCTTCTCTACTGATTCCTCTCCGACTGCTATGTATGCCGATGACACATAGAACTGCTTGCCCTCTTCATATTCGCTCTTGCCCTGCCGCCGCCTTATCTCATTTGAGTTCAGAGCCCCTATTGAAAATTGTATCTGATCCCGCTTGGCTTCGGCGTCCTTATCCCTCACATCGACCTCATTCAATACGAACCTGTAGCTCTTGCATTCCAAGCCCTCGTGGATGATCTTATTCGTGATCATGCGGTTGTCCACGGTCTCAAGCGGTTTCACTACCGAGCTTATGTATATCTTAGTCGATTCTCCAGCCGTCGAGCCTCCGAGCGATCCCTCCTTAGCCATGCCGATCCGGTACAGAGGCATCTTATAGGACACGAGCACCTCCTCACACAGGCTGTCCTTGTACCATGCGAATGAGCCCTCCTTCTGCTGCTGCTTCATGTCCAGCGGAATCCATTCCATTGTCCCGCCTTCCGGCGAGTGCATAACTATTGTCTTGTGGGCGTTCTCGGTCCGCTTTATCTCTACATCGAGAAAGTTCGATATGTGCTTGGCCGCGCCTTTTTCCCATTTTCCGGTAAGATAGACTATAGCAGCTGGCACGCCGTAGTTCTCGAAGAATGCCAGGTTATAGTCTCGCACAGCCACAAGCCCGAGCACAGATCCGACCGCCGGTAGGATGTTCGGGGCCCCGTAATAGCTGCTCCCCGAATAATAGTTCCTGTAGAATATCATCTCATTGGCCTTCTTGTCGGAGTCGCCTTCCTTGAGCGGGCTCCCATCCTCGATGTTTATGTCATCCTTGAGCCCGAATCGCTTAAACCACACTTTCTTGTTGTTCCGGACCTGGCAGTATTTGTTATGCGACTCATGCACGTAAATCGTTCTGGCCGGGACATGCCATATTCCGTTTATGATTTTCTTATCGTCTCTCGAGACCTCCCATCCCCACCAGCCTACAACTCCCCAGTCAATCAGGCCCCGCTCGAGAGTCTCCTCGAAAGTCTCGTCCCTGTTTCCGCCGGAAGTGTCTATGAATTCCTCTATCTTCTTCTTCTCAGGCTCATTCTCCTTATTGCCCTCGACCGGCTGCAGAGTCCAGCCCTGGCCTATGACATCCTTCGCTATCTGCTTGACGCAGGCGTCGAAGTACGAGCAGTTCTCCTGGAGCTTCAGGAGCGATGATACCTCGAAAGGATGCGGGACGAGATTGTTCTGGTCCAGATAATTCGCCTCTGATATCTGCTTGCTTTTCGCATCCTTCGACTTCTTCACGTTGCCCTTGCTTGCTTTCTGCTTGGCGAATACCTGATTCGCGGAGAAGACGCCAGCTGAGGTCACGACCCAGCATTCCTTATAATCTTCATTTTCGCTTTCCTTTTGGCTTGCCGACTGTGCAGGTTGCATCTCAGGAGGCAATCCGGATATATGATTCGTCTTGCCATGCCACCACTTCTTGAGTTTATTGATTGTATTTCGCATTATTAATCCTTGTTTTAAGTTATCACACCACCCAACCTTCTCTCTCTTCCTGTATCTTCTCCACCTCCGGCTTTGGCTCGGGCTTCTCCGGCAGCTTGAAGTCCTTGCCATATATGAAACGGTTGCGCTTGTGCTCATAGAACCCCAAGGCTATCAACCGCTTCCTCAGATCATCCTCCGGAATCGACAGCGAATACGCGAAAGCTCCGAGTGCAGCATAACCATGCTTGGCTATCATCTGCACTGCCTTCTCAGCAAGCTCGATGTCCTCGAGCAGTATCGGCTTCTTCTCCGCTTCCTCTTGCCCTCTGTAATATACCTTTCCAGGGCCCAGATCCTTCAGCCTGTCTTTCATGTGGGTGTACACCGCATAACGCCCAGCATCGCAGGTATGGTCTTCATATTTTACTGGCTCTTCAAGCACATGCCCATTCTTATCGACCTTAAATTTATAACCACCGAATTCATCGTTCAAGTTCGTATTCTCATCTAGGCTGTATCGCTTGAATCGCTTTACCATATCGATGCCATTCTTGACAGAACCCTTCTCCTTGTCGGCCGGCTTTATGTTGAATCCTGCCTTGTATATCTCTTCGATCCTGGCTGGCTCCGAGGCATCTGCATATATATCGTAGTGCCTTTTCTCTGGAGGTATTACATCTTTCATCTTCTCAATCAACTCATCATTCGTAAGATGCGTCTCATAAATAAGCTCTCTGAAATAAAGAGCCATAGCCTCAACATCTATCCCAACCTCAATGAGAGTCGAGGGGTTGTTGTATCCGAAGTCCAGGCCGTAGATCGTCTCCTTCACTTCAGGGAACTCTTGTTTTATCTCAGGCCGTCCCCATATCAAGCCTTTTATTTCGGCATATTCACCAAGTGCATAAACCTTATAATATGATTCATCCTGGTTTTTAAGACTTTCAAGTTTATCTGTATATGATTCGGCCAGAAAAGGATTATCCTTATAAGTAGAATGGATGATTTCAGCATCTTGCCTAGGTTTGACTTTCGTGTTAATCCAATTATGCTCGTCAATAGGATTATAACTTATGAACAGCTGGTTTATTTCTTTATTATTAGTTGGCCCGCTAAGTCTTAAATCAAGGATAATGAAATCCTCATAGCTGAATTCATTCGTTTCCTCTATATGAATATAGTTGAACTCAGTACTCTTGATTTTCTCGGGGTTGTCTATGCTTGTGAAAAACCATAAATTATTATTCTCCGGATTATACAATGTCCTGTCGGACTTATTATGATTGATATTGTTATAGATTCCATACTCTTTCAACAGTTCAATAGCAACCTTATATGCTGTCATCCTCAAGGCTGGCAAAGTCTTCCTCGTTGTAAGGAAAACCTTATTCTCTTCTTTGCTGAATTTTTGAATGAATAACTGAATTATAGAATAGCTTTTTGAGCTTCTTGCTCCTCCCTCATTAATAACTATAGGGGCTTCCGAATAGGCATTCCTATAGAATATCCTGGTACCCTCAATCTGCTTTTTTGCTATCTTTCTTCTCCTTTTCCTTTGCTGGAATAATTTCTATAATAATCGGCTTTCCGCCTTCACCCCCTGATATTCCTACATTCGATGGGAGCATCTTTGAGATAAGCTTGAAGAATTCTATCTTTCTTATATCATTCTTTGAGAACACTTCTGTCAATCCTTCCGTTCCTCCGATCCTCTTATCCTGAAAGGCATCCAAGAACGCCTGCTTCAAAGTGGTGAACTTGTTCGGACTGCCCTTCTTCCTCCCAGATCCCTTTACTTTTTTCATTCCCTTTTTCCAGCTTGGATTTGGATGTGCCATTTTAATCTATTTTTTATCTGTTTTAGTGGTTTCCTTCTTATCCATAATGACCACAAAAACTGTCTTTTCTGCACTATGTAATTTATTTATATTGGCCACCAATTCATTGTCCTCTGCTCTATATTCCAAAGTAAGCCTTGCTTCCTTGTCCATACTACGAAGGCTCTTAATATTGTTCTGCATAATCTGAGCCTCGAATGCTACTTTCATTTCAGCTCATCCAATTTATCGAATATTTTCTGATGGTCTTCTCTGTTTTCTTTGCGTGATATCTCATACTGCTTGTCAGCCTTTTCAGATAATTCACACAGGTGCTTTATGACAATGTCGTGTTCAACCAACTTCTTTCCACTCTCTATGCATACTCTGGCCTTTCCTGGCTTACCGTTGTCATTTGCGTTGCCATTTCTGCCATTCATTCTTCTCAGTAAAACTGGAAGCACCTTCAATATGAATCCGACTAAAGCCGCTCCAGAAACAGCCCCGACCCCAATTTCTCCTGCTGGTATTGCCATGTTATTTCTCCTATCCTTCAAACAGTAAAATTAAAAATAATGGAATGCCTACAAATAATATACAAAGTGCTTCCATTCCATGAATTGGAAAATAATACCAAAAGTCTTCCCATGCAAAATCAATAAAAACCATAATCAAATGAAATATAGCTATAATAAGATTTATCCCAAAATATGCGATTAGAACCCAAAGCCACCAAGCCATTATTTCTCCTCTAATAGCTTTCTAAGCCTTATTACTTCTTGTTTTAATTCGTAAGTCCATAGAATATAAGCATCATTTACAACAACACCTTTTATTACTGATATTTTTTCCCCATCGTCATTAATAATTTCATTGTTTTCAACCCAAGCAATCGGATTTAATCGAACTTCTATACCTGGATTTAAAACATCATAAGAAACGTAGAGAAAAGGAGAATAAGCAACACATGAAAACAAAATCATTAAAAATAAGACTATGGTAAAATACTTTATTGCCTTTTTCATTTCTTACCAAAAATTAATTCCCTAAAATCTTCTGAATCATGCTGTTCTACAGCCTTAATAATATTCTTTCTTTTTCCTATATCTTTTGTTTTTTTATACTCTTTGAATATCGCCTTCACTAGGCCAATGAGTTCAAGAATCAATTTCACATAGTCTTTCATTTTCTCACCAAATAATAGAAAGCAAATAAAAATATTAAAATCGACCTATTTTCTTTTGCTATTTTCAGGATTGTTTTAAATAGATAAAACTTTGATGCTTTGATTTTAAACCATACTTTTCCGTCTTCTACTCTATCGAATTTTGTAATTAATCCTTTTGGTGGTTTCACGGCGTCTCCTTGTCCAGAAACGGATCGCAAATTTTATATGCGTTTCCCATAAAATCAATCGGCCTTAGTTTAACGAAAGCGTCATCTCGAATAGCATCCTTTTTTGTCTTCGTATCGCCTCCGCCTCCAGATGCACCCATAACATGAAAATCATCAACCATCATCATCACGTGATATGCCTTTCCATTCCTGAGCCAGAAAACTAGACAGCCAGCATATCCCCTGTCTTTATAATTATCTTTGAATTTCAGATACAATCCGTGTGCTGTATCATCAAATTTATGTGGAAGGATGCCGACTGATTTGAGGACCTCGATTATTACGCCCGAACAGTCCATACCGGAGAAGTCCGAGCCGCCATAAGAATAGGGGATTAGAAGCCAATGCTGAAGATACTCCACAGCAATGTTCCGTAGATAATCAG